AAAGCAAAGTATTACGCTTATTAAGAAACAGCTAAATTTAGCAGCTGCCGATAAACAAGCTGAATTTGATGAGATTTGTTCACTTACTAATCCAACAGTAAAGAAAGCGTTACTCAAATCTTTTGCTGATGATTGCGATGCAGCAGCTGTTCATCTTCAAGCAGCAGCTTTACCACGGCAGAAGTATCATGTTATTTTACCTATCACTTCGATGAAGGACAACGAGGTTTACGCTCCTAATTATAAGAATGGAGAACAAGTAGCTCTTGTTCGCTTTCCTCATGGTGGAACGTTTGAGATTCCGATCCTAACCGTTAATAATAAACAAGCAGAAGCTCGGAGGATTTTAGGAAACACTCCAGCAGATGCTATCGGAATTAACAGTAAGGTGGCCGCCCGTTTATCTGGAGCCGATTTCGATGGCGATACGGTTATGATTATCCCTACTGGGGGTAAAGTTAAAATTACATCCACTAGAATGGACCCAAAATATGGGTTAGAAGATTTTGACCCCAAATTGGAATACGGTGGTAAAAAAGAAGGCACTTTCAAAGTAATGAAAAACACCCAAACTGAAATGGGTAAAATTAGTAATCTGATTACGGATATGACCCTGAGGGGCGCTACTCAAGAAGAACTAGCTCGGGCTGTTAAACACAGTATGGTGGTCATCGATGCTGAAAAGCATAAACTCGACTATAAACAAAGTGAAATCGACAACGGTATCGCTTCTCTTAAGAAAAAGTATCAAGGAACTTATGACGATGACGGCCGTTATCACGAAGGTGCTGCAACTTTAATTTCTAGGGCCAAGTCTGAAGTATCTGTTTTAAAGCGAAAAGGTAGCCCTATTATCGATAAAGAAACAGGTAAGCAAACTTATAAAGAAGTATACGAAGAGTATACCGATCCTAAGACTGGAAAAACCCGTGTTCGTACTCAGAAGTCTACTAGGATGGCGGAAACTGATGACGCATTTACTCTTGTGTCAGATGCTAACACCCCGCAAGAAAAAGCCTATGCCGAGTATGCCAATAAGATGAAAGCTCTAGCTAATCAGGCTCGTAAAGAGATGTTGAGCGCCGGTAAGATCGAATACTCATCCTCCGCCAAGAAGACCTATCAAGAGGAAGTAGACCACCTGATGTCTCAACTGAACGTGGCCCTTAAGAATGCACCTCGTGAGAGGCAGGCCCAGGTAATAGCTAATGCCGCCGTCAATGCTAAAAAGAAGGATAACCCTGATATGACTTCTGGTGAAATAAAGAAACTCAGTCAACAAGAGTTAACTAGGGCGCGTGCTGCTGTCGGAGCTAAGAGGGAGACCATAATGATTACTGATCGTGAATGGGAAGCCATTCAAGCAGGAGCTATAAGTGAAAACAAGCTTACACAAATACTTAATCATGTTGACATTGATGATCTTAGACAACGAGCTACTCCTCGTACAACAACTTCTTTGAGTACAGCTAAAATCAATAAGATTTCAGCAATGAATGCATCTGGTTACAGTACAGCTGATATAGCTAAAGCTATTGGCGTTTCCACTGCTACTGTATTAAAATACTTAAAAGGAAAGGAGTGAATTGTTAATGTCTAAATGCATGTTAACAACAGTTGATAATCCATACAATCCATTCGAACAGTTCACTTCTTGGTTCTTGTTCGACGTGGAAAAAGGTTACAATACTTGTTCGTATTTAGGAAGAATTGCTCGAACTTCAGATCAATTGTCAGAAGAAGAAAACGAATTGGAAATCGAAAGAGCAATTGATGAAATTATTAAATACGATTTCCGAAACATCTACAAGAAGGTCACAAGGCAAGATACTAATGTCTAAACGTATCAATTTACTATTTAATTGATGAACGGTTATGACTCTTGACGATGGATGATATAGGGGGGGTGTCGCTAAAACTACACCCCCTCCGTCATCGCGCCGGCCTAAAAAAATCTCCGGAGGGTATTTTTTGGTATCATTCTCATACTTCTACAGTGCTTAACAGGGCTCATAAGGTTTAACAATTTATATTATCTTTCTTTTCTCCTTTCAAAGGATTTTAGGTTAGCCTTATGGGCTCTGTTAAGTGCTGTAGAAGTATTAATGAACTCGGTGAATTCCAAGCAAAACAAGACAATAATTCAGCAAATATTAAACGAGAGGAGGCAGTAAGGATGAAGAAAGCTAAGGCTGTAACCTCTTCTGAAAAATCTAGAAAGTTGAGACCAGCTTTATCTCCAGAAGCTAGGGAAAATCAATTGATATCCTTAGCTGTTGACCTTGCTGAAAAACAGTTGCTAGAAGGAACTGCTTCTTCTCAGGTCATTACACATTATTTAAAGCTCGGTTCAACTAAAGAGAAGATCGAAAAAGAAATTCTCATGAAACAGAAAGAGTTGATTGAGGCCAAGACTCAATCGTTACAGTCGGTGCAAAGAATAGAGGAATTATATAAGAATGCTCTTGATGCTATGAGAAATTATAGCGGGCAAGGTGATCCGGATGACTATTAAGACATATTCAGAATTAATTAAACTTCCTACTTTTGAAGAGCGTTATCGATATTTAAAGTTAAACGGAAAAGTAGGAGAATCAACTTTTGGTTTTCAAAGATGGGTCAATCAAGAATTTTATCATTCAGATGATTGGTTAAGATTTAGGGATAAGATAATCATTCGAGATAATGGATGTGATTTGGCTGTAGAAGGTTTTAATATTTATGGACCAATTATTATTCATCATATTAATCCGATTACTTACGATGATTTAATAAATCGAAGTCCGGTCGTCTTTGATCCAGAGAATGTAATTTCAACAAAGCTTTCAACACATAATGCAATCCATTATGGCGACGAAAGTTTATTGATTCTAGCACCGATAGAACGAACTAAAAATGATACGTGTCCATGGAGACATAAATAAAAGGAGGAAAGCAAAAATGTATCAGGATAATCTTCTTAAAGATGACTATCGAATCGAGGAACACGAAGAGTCTCAAAACTCTGAAGATGTGAAAATTGGTTTTGTGACAAATTGTAAAAAGCTAAATGTTCGAGAGAAACCTAGAACTGATGCTACTATTATTTGTGAAGTTGATTATCAAACGGAACTCATGATTGACGAAAATGAATCAACAGAAGAATTCTATAAAGTTTTTACAGCTTTCGGAATTGAAGGATTTTGTATGAAAAAATTTATTACAATTCAGAAGTAAAGGAGAAACGCCATGGAGAGTATACTAACATCAATTAAAAAAATGCTTGGAATTGCGGAAGAGTATACACACTTCGATGCGGACCTTATCATGCACATCAATTCTGTATTTGCAATTCTAACCCAAATTGGTGTTGGTCCCTCCGAAGGTTTCTCGATCGAAGATGATACCGATGTATGGACTGACTTTATCCAGGATAATAAAAAGTTGGAAAGTGTAAAGTCTTATACATACATGAAGGTTAAATTGTTATTCGATCCTCCTCTTAGCTCTTCCGTAATCGAATCTATGAATCGAATTATTTCAGAGCTTGAATGGAGAATTCAAGTTGCTGCTGATCCGGTAGATTCTAATTAGGAGGTGATCCTAAATGGATAATACATTAATACATTATGGTATTCTTGGTATGAAGTGGGGTATTCGAAGAACTCCTGAACAGCTCGCGAGAGCTAGAAGACGTTCTATGACCGATGAGTCGCATGAAGATTACAAGAAGGCCCACACATCAAAGAGTATTAAATCTATGAGTGACGCCGAGCTTCGTAATCGACTAAATCGTCTTCAAATGGAACGGCAATATTCTCAATTATCCAAAAGCAGCGTTAGTAAAGGTAAAGAGTATGCGCAAAAAGTTTTCAAAGCTGGTACTACCGTAGCGGCAGTTACCACCACTGCTCTTACCATTTATAACAACTTTGAGAAAATCAAGTCCATTCTTGAAAAAAAAGGATAAGGAGAATTGTTTATGGCATTATCAAACACTGCCGTTCCAAAATATTACGGCATGTTTAGAGATGCCGTTATTCGAGGGGAAATTCCTGTATGTAAAGAAATCTCTATGGAGATGAATCGCATCGATGATCTCATTGCTAATCCCGGAGTTTACTATGATGATCAAGCAGTCGAAGGTTGGATTAATTATTGTGAATCCGAATTAACTTTAACCGATGGCGGCGACTTACACTTGTTAGATAGTTTTAAGTTATGGGGCGAACAAGTTTTTGGTTGGTATTACTTTGTTGAAAGAAGCGTTTACGAACCAAATCCAGATGGACACGGTGGACGATACGTAAAGAAGACCATTAAAAAACGCCTAATTAATAAGCAGTATCTTATTGTTGGAAGAGGCGCGGCTAAATCTTTATACGACTCTTGTATGCAATCATATTTTCTCAATGTCGATACAACCACTACTCATCAGATCACAACTGCCCCGACAATGAAACAAGCAGAAGAAGTGATGGGTCCTATTCGTACAGCTATAACTCGATCAAGAGGTCCTCTGTTTAAATTTCTAACAGAAGGCTCATTACA